AAATATGGCAGTTATAGATTTAACGAAAATTCAACCACACTCAGTAAGTCGAGATCTTTCAGGCTACATAACTTACATCTACGGTCCTGCTAAGACAGGTAAAACAACTTTGGTATCACAAATGCCAAACCCACTTTTATTAGCGTCAAGATAAAACATAAAGGAGTCTAAATAATGAATGATTTTTATACTATTGCTCGTATAAATGGTGGAGCAATCGCTTGGACAGATGAACAAGTGACCTATATTATAGATAAATATTTAAACGAAAATTATACTTTAAAACAATTAGGTAGAGAATTTAACTGTAATTATGCAACTATTAGAAATTTATTAAATAGACATAATATTAAATCAAGAGGAAATAAACAAGGGTATCCTAGAAATGAATATTATTTTAATAAAATAGATAATAAAGATAAGGCATATTGGCTTGGTTTTTTATATGCAGATGGTTGTACTCATTCAACACGTAATGAAATTTCCATTGGGATTACAGATGAAGAGCATGTAGAAAAATTTAAAATAGCTATAGGAGCAATTAATCATAAAATTACAGTATCTAATGACGAAAGGTGGAAAAATGCAAAACCAATATATCATTTTTCCATAAAAGATGCACAACTTCATAAAGATTTAGAAAGATGGGGATGTGTCGCTAATAAAACTTTTATTATAAGCAAAATTCCAAACATTCCTAGAGATTATGTATCCCACTTTATTAGAGGGTATTTTGATGGAGATGGAAGTTTACATTATTTAAAAAGTACAAATAATTATAGAATATCCTTTACCTGTGGTTCTAAAAGTTTTTTAGAAGATATAAGAAAAGAATTAAATTTAGAAAAAATTAGCATAGGAAAACAAAAGGATACTAACACTTATTATTTTCAAATTAGCGGAAGAAAACAAGTGGTAAAAATTTTAGGATATTTATATAAAGATTCAACAGAAGAAATTCGTTTAAATAGAAAATATGAAAATTATTTAGATTGTCTAAAATGGGCGCTTCGCCATTGAACCTATAAATATAGGGTGTGAATAAGTATTTACTTATTTGCTAACGGGGAATGTTCTATAAGATGCCTCGATTATAGAAAGAATCCCGTGCTAAGTTTTAAAAAGTGTAACGACTATTCCCTTTGGGAAGTAGAGATAAAGTGAAATTCTTTATTTCGAAGCGGTGGCGGAATGTTAAAAAACATTCGTGATATAGTCTAATAACTAATTAAGTTAGTCGAAAGAGGTTACAATGCAATTCCGGGAATTATGGCGCAGGATATAACGACTTGGGCAGAAATGAAACAGGTTGTTAGAGAACTGAAGAAACCAGAAGTTAAAGAAATGTTTTCAACTATTGCTATTGATACAGTTGATATCGCTGCAACCTTATGTGAAAAATATGTTTGTGCCCAAAAAGACGTTGATTCAATTTCTCAAATCCCTTATGGGCAAGGTTGGACGCTACTAAAAAAAGAGTTTGAGTCAGTTTTTAGAGCTATCACACAAATGGGATATGCAGTAAGTTTTATTTCTCACGCAAAAGAAGGAACTTTCAAGCGTCAGGATGGGACAGAATACACAAAGATTCATCCTTCTGTATCAACTACATATAATGCTATTATTGAAAATATGGCTGATTTATATGGATATATGCATCCAGTTTTTGATGGTTCAAATTCAAAAGTTGTAATTACATTAAGATCTATTGATGGAACAGTATCGTGCGGTGGTCGTTTTAAATATATTGAACCAGAGATTGAATCAAGCTATGAAAATCTTGTAAAAGCATTAAATGATGCTATTGACAAAGAAGCAGCTCTTACTGATAATAAGTATGTTACAAATGAAAGAGATACGCCAACGGTTGTTACAGAATTGGATTATGATGCTGAAATTACTAGATTTAATCAAGTGATTCAGAAATTGACAGAGAAATATCCTGAAGAAGATTTCAAAGAAAAGATTATTCCTAGAATCACTCAAATTACAGATAGATATTTGGGCAGGGGTAAGAAAGTTACAAATTGTACAAGAGAACAAGTTGATATGATTTCTCTTATCAACATTGAATTAGAAGAAATTTTAGCAGAATAAAATACATTGGGCAAAGAAAATTAAATTCTTTGCCCGTTTTTTATTATTTGACTTTTTTGAAAAAATATGATATAATATATTTAGAAAGAATATTATAAGGAAAAGAGGGTTGTTTATGGCTCATATGGTTAAATGCAAATTCTGCGGCGAGTCCTTTGATAGAGATAAAGTTCAAGCTGTAAGAATTTCTGAAAGAAGATATGCTCATTTTACATGTGTTGATGAAAGTGAAGTGGATAAATATGAAAAAGTGCCATTAGTAGAAAAGAAAGAACGAAAGAAAAAAGAGAAAACTAAAGAAGATGAAGATTTAGATAAACTTAAAGGGTATATAATGAAACTATATGGAACAACGTTTGTTAATCCTCGAATACAAAAGCAAATAAAGCAATATCATGAAGAATTTAATTATAGTTATAGTGGAATATTAAAAAGTCTAATTTATTTCTATGAAGTAAAGGGAAATTCGACCGATAAGTTTGGCAATACTATAGGAATAGTTCCGTATATCTATGATGATGCCAAAAAATATTTTTATGCTTTGTTTATGGCGCAGTTATCCAACCAACAAGTTTCAGTTGCAAAACAAACAAAAGTAGTTGAATACACGATTCAGCAGCCGCAACAGAAAAAGCAAAAAGTAAAATTGTTTAAATTCGAGGAGGAAGAAGAATGAAATCACAATATGTAGATAACACAGCTTGTCTACAAGTAATAGGCAACGTATATTTGAATCCCTCTTTATTAGATAATGATAATTTATTCTTTAATGAAGAAGATTTCACTGAAGAATTTCATAAGATTGTTTTTGGAGCAATCTATAACTTAATTCAGCTAGGTGCTGAAAAAGTTGATATAGCTACAATAGAAGATTATCTGAAAGATAAACCAAAAAGTTTTGCTACATACCAAGCTAACAAAGGCGGCGAATGGATTGAAAAAGTTCAATCAGTAGTTCAAGTTTCTACTTTTATGTATTATTATCAAAGAATGAAGAAAATGACTTTGTTAAGAGAATATAATAAAATTGGAGTAGATTTAACTTGGTTATATGATAAAGATAATATTCTTGATTTAAAAAAGAAACAAATGCAAGAGGAATGGTTAGATAATACTCCTCTTGAAAAAATTGCAGATTTAATAGATGATAGAATTTCTAACATTAGGGCAAAGTATGTTAATGATGATTATACAGTTTCCGTTCAGGCGGGCAAGGGCGCAATGGAGCTATTAGAAAGATTAAAAGCTAGTCCAGAATTTGGTATCCCAATGTACGGTCCACTCATTAATACCGTGACGCGCGGCGCTCGTCTAGGTAAATTCTACTTGCGGTCAGGATCTACCGGGTCGGGCAAAAGTCGCAGCATGATTGCAGATGCCTGCTATTTTGCTTGTGATGAATATTTTAATATTTATACAAATTCTTGGGAAAAGAATGGTTTAAATGAGCCAACAATGTTCATCACAACAGAGCAAGAAGAAGATGAGATTCAAACTATGATGTTAGCTTTTTTGGCTGGCGTTAATGAAGAAAATATTATTACTGGTCAATATGGGAACGGTGAGTGGGAAAGAGTAGTCCACGCAGTTGAAGTCCTTAATCGTTCTCCGCTTTATATAAAAAGATTACCAGATTTTTCTTTGCAAGACATCGAAATGACAATTAAGTCAGGTATTAGAGAACATGGTGTTAGATATTTTTGTCACGACTATATTCATTCTAGCATGAAAATTTTAAGTGAAATTAGTTCTAAAGCGGGAGTTAAAGGATTAAGAGAAGATAACATCCTTTTTATGATTTCTGTAAGATTAAAAGACTTATGTGTTGAAAATAATGTATTTATTATGTCTGCAACACAGTTAAATGGTAATTATGTAGATACAGACACGTTTGATCAAAACCTTTTAAGAGGAGCAAAATCTATTGCAGATAAAATTGATGTTGGTATGATTTTATTACAAGTAACACAGAAAGACGTAGACGCATTGGAACCGCTCATACAAAATAATGGATTAGAAAGACCAACTATAAAATTATCTATTTATAAGAATAGACGAGGTAGACATAAAGGAGTTTTATTATGGTGCAAAAGTGACTTAGGAACTTGTAGAATAGAACCTCTATTTATGACTAATTATAGTTATGAGTACATTGAATTAGAAGATACAAAAATTTCAGTAACAACAACTATTGAACCACCAGAAAAAAATCCGTGGGATTAAGGAGATAGTTTATGTTTCAATATGACAAAGATGAAATAAAACAAAATTTAACATTAAGGGATGTATCATTATTATTAGAAGAATTTGAAGCTGAGCCACAAATAGAAGGAAATAAAATTATTTGCCGCACAATTTGTCATAATGGAATCGGGGAGGGGAGTAGAAAACTATATTATTATGATAATACAAAATTATTTCATTGTTATAGTGGTTGTGAAGAGCCTTCCTTTGATATCTTTGCTCTTGTTTGCAAAGTTATAAACTTATCTCATATTAAAGATAAAGAATGGGAATTAGTAGATGGTGTCCGCTTTGTCGCTAAATACTTTGGCATAAGCGGAACTCAATCAACTGGAAGTAATTTTACTCAAGAGTTAGAAGATTGGCAAATTTTAGAAAACTATGAAAACTATAAAAAGCCAAAAGAACAAAAGAGACGAGAACTAACTTTTTATGATAAAGATGTTTTAAAATATATGCCACGCCCTATAATTCTTCCTTGGCTACAAGAGGGAATAACAGTAGAAGTAATGCAA